CCCACAGCCCGCGAGGGTCGTCCACGTTCCAGCTCACCGCCAGGCCCACGGCCTCGCGGTGGTCGTGGGACTTGAACAGCTTGATCTTGGGGCCGCGCTCGGCGATCGAGCGCGTGAGGGACCCGCGCAGGAACCGTTCGCCCTTGGGATCCGGGGTCAGGAACGAGATCTCATCCCACGGCACGACGATCCCCTCGACGATCCGTTCCTCGGGGTTGTTCGGATCGGCCGGAGTCGGCACGCGGAGCTCGACGGCCTCGAACGCCGCCCGGATGATCTGGGTCACAGGGGCCCCCTTGTCAGGTGGTGGGCGGCGCGCAGGTGCAGCCGTTCGTACCGGACCCGGACCTGCTGCACCGACCGCGACTCGCGCCCGTAGCCGGAACGCCAGAGGCTGGCAGCCTTCCCGCGGATCACAGGATCCCCATTCCCACGCCCTCGAGCGGGGCCCGATTCTCGAGCGCCCGCACCTCGTCCACGGTAAGGATCCCCTTATCGAGCGCCACCGCATAGGTGTCGTACCGGGTCTTCGTGTCGGCGCGGAGCAGCCCGTCAACCTCGACACGGACGCTGGTCCCGCGGGGGAACTGGGCGTCGAGCACGGCTTCTATCCGGCCGATCCACGGCAGCAGCGTGAGCTGGTACAGCTCGATCATCCGCGACTCGACGTTGGCGTAGGTCGCCGTATCGGTCGGCGCGCCGAGCAGGTAGGCGGGGATCCCGAACATGAGCGCGATCTGCGCCAGGCTGATCCGGGCGAAATCGGACGCGCCCAGGTCGATCGGCGACCACGTCAACGGGTGGAACTCCGTGGTGGCGTTGAGCACGGCGATCGAGCGCCGCCCGCCGTGCTGCTGCATCCACCGGGCCTTGAGCTGCTCGGCCTGCGCGGCGTCGAGGTTGGGCGCGTTCACCTTCAGGTACCCGTTCGGCACGCCCGCGGTGAACGCCCCGACCGCGTAGTCGCGCAACGCCTGCGACAGTTTCAGGTCGCCCGCGAACCTGGTGAGCACGCCGCTCCCGCGCCCGTCGACGATCGGATGGGACCCGCGCAGGTGAATGATCGACCCCGTGGGGAGCTCCTCGCCGGCGACCCAATAGCGGCCCTTCTCGACGACCACGTCGGCAGGATGGAGCAGCCACAAGGGCGGCGCGGGCTGGCCGTTCGCGCCACGGCTGGGCACGTAGGCGAAGCCGTCGCCCCACCACAGGGCCGACAGGATCCACTGCCCCCAGTAGTCCACGACCGACCAGCGGGTTTCGTCGCTCGAGCCGCCCACCACCCTGCCGTCGAGCCGGAGCGCTTGCGGGTCGTCGAGCCAATCGGGCGTGGGGAGACGTTCGGTGTCGCCGCGGTAGACGTGCCACGGCAGCGTGGCCAGGGTGTCCGTGATGATCGAGCTCGAGCGGGCCACGCCCGGGATGCCGGTGAACCCGGCGATGCCAGGCCCCGGGCCGGCCCCGGGGATCGGGTTGCCGAACGGGCCAAGCGTCCCACCGCCGCCCGCGGGGCCGGCCCACCACAACCACGGCTGGTCGACCTCCCAGCCGTCCGGATCGTTGTGCAGGACGTCGCGACCGTCCGTCGCCGTCAGCACGTTCTGCGCGAACTGGCGCAGCGCGAGGCCGAGCCTGGCCGGCGCGCCCACCCCCGCTACTTGCCCGAGGTCTTCGGCGCGGGCGCGGGGGCCTGCGCGGGGGCCTCGGGCGGGGCCTCGGTGTCCCCCTCGCCCTCCTGCCGGCCGAACGTCACCGACACCGTGTCGCCCGGCTTGACCATTACCCGGGCAGCACGGCTCCGCCTGCCACGAAGCTTCGCCATACGGGGATCATCGCACACGGGCGAAGCCGTGTCGCCAGAACGCCCGTAGCGCTCCGCAGACCCCTTCCCCCGTGTCGCGTGCCTGGGGCGCCGTCGAGGCCCGCACACGGCGTTCTAGGGCCCTCTCCGGCGACGTCAGTACACCGCAGGGGCGGCCGGTGGCGGCGCCGGAGCCGGGGCGGTGAGCGCCCACCAGTGCGCCAGGCTCGCGGCGACCACGGGCGAGGCGTCCGCCGCGGCCCGGTCGAACGCCCATCGGTCCCCGCTGCGCCGCCTGACCGCGTGCTCGACCGACGCGTCAAGCCGCGGATCCCGCATATGCGCGACCTCGCCCCGGCTCACCGCGTCCACGAACAACGCCGCGGCCGCGATGACGTCCGGGGTCGACGCCCGGATCACCTCGACGCCCTCGAGCGCCGCCGCCAACCACCCCGCGGGCCCGTTCCGGTCGACGACCACGGGCGCGCCGTGCCGCCGGGCGAGCTCGGCCACCCGACCGGGTAGCCACCCCGTGCCCTGCGCGTGCTCGACGACCTCGAGGCCGACCACGGGCCCCGACCGCGACGCCGCCACCACCGCGGCGCCCAGCCCGTCCGGGCGGGCGTCCACGCCGAGCACGACGCCCTCGGTGGCCACCGGCTCGGCGGGCGCGGCCGCCCACGCCTCGAGGTCCACCACGGACTGCCCGGGGCCGAGACTCCCGATCCCCAGGTACTCCGCCGCGAACGTCTCCCGGTCCAGCAGCTCGGCCTGCATGGCCAGGAAATCCGACGTGATCCCCCCCGCCAGGTCGAGCGTCGGGCACGCCGCCCGCCAGACCGCGGGGTCGTAGATGTCCACGCCCGGCTCGGCCGACCACTCGAGCCAACAGGTCGACGTCTCCCCGTCGGCCACGGCTCGCCGGCCCATCTCGCGGAGCTGCACGAACATGCCCGAGCGCGTCTCGTCGATCGGGGCCGTCGACAGGGCCACGAGCTGCGCACCGAACGAGCCGGCGACGCCGTCGCGCTGCGCCATCGTGGGCGCCAGCGCGGCCAGCAGCTCCGCAGGATGCGCGAGCGCCTCATCCGTGAGCACCAGATCGAGCGATTGGCCTCGAGCACCCATACGGCTCGGCGTGACCACCCGAACCGTCGACCCGTTCTCGAAGATCACGCCCTCGTCGCCCCGCTGGCGGCGCACCCGGCGGATCAGCGGGGCGTAGTCCGAATACGCGATGCGCTCGACGGCTTCGTCCCACTGGCGCAGCGCGCTCGCCCGGTCCTGCGCCAACCAGCCCGCGTGCTGATCGGCCACCGAACCTCCCACCAGGTGGCCGAGCTCGAGGTCCGGCGCCAGGCATTGCAACCAGACGCGACACTCGGCCCACGCGGACTTGCCGGACTGCCGCCCGACGACCACCCCGACCACGCTCGAGCGCAGCCGGCGCGCCGACCGGCCTGCCGCCCGCTCCCGCGCCTCGAGCGTGAGACTCACCTGCGCGGCGTGGCGCTGCCAGCCGTGCAGTTCGTAGCCCAGGACCGCGGCGACCTCGCCGAACTTGGCGCCCAAGCTGCTCGGCCGGCCCCGGCGGGGTGGCGTCCCGATCCGCGGGGTCACCGGCACCGCACGCGCCTCGGCTCGACGTACCCCGCGCACCCGCGGCGCACAAGCGCTTCGTCATTCACCGCGAGCACCACGGCGCGCCGAGCGTCCGGCCGGAGCGGGAACACCCAGCGGTCCTTCGCGGCCTGCCGCTTGACGCCATCCCAACTTCCCCCACCGCTCGGCGGCGTCCGCAGCCGATGCCACGTCGGCGCCCAAATCCAGTTACACGCCCGGTACAGGGCCCCGGTGTGACCGACCGACGGGTCCGAGTATGAAACGACCGTGGTCACGTCAGGCCGCTCGGCGCGCAACCACCGAGCCACCGCCGACCATTGCCGGCTGCCCGCGTTCGGCCCACCCGTCAAGCACCAGCGCGACAGCTCGAGCCAATCCGTCGGCAGGTGGCGCGACGTCGGCGACGCCAGCACGAGCACGCCGTGCTCGTCGGACCACGCGATGCCCCGCCGAGCTCGGCCCAGATAGTGGCGCTCGTCGAGCAGCGCGGCGACGTCGGCCACGGGTACGACCTGCGCGGGGTTCACCATTCGCGGGACGGCCCCGGGATCGGCCTCGACCTCGGCAGCATCGGCGGTGCCTTGCCCTTCCGCGCCCGGTACAGGCGCCATCCACCCGAACGCTGGTTGCAAGATCGGCACGCTGGCCGCAGCACGCAGCACCCCGTGCCCGGAACATGCTGGTGCAGGGCGAGCGGCGGGAAGTGATCGGGACTCGTCGCCCGACCCTGGCAGCCGTCGAGCTCGAGCACGCACGCCACCCAACCGGCACGCAGGCTCCGGAGCGCCTGCTGATACCCCGGCTCGTTATAGGGCGTCACCATA